TCTGCGTGGGGATTATGATAGCTCCAGCAGTGGTTCAAACACGGATATGGATACATGCCCTATCTTTTAATGTACTTCAGTATGTTCATATAATGGTTTCAATTAATATTTGTTGAAAAATATATTTGTTTAGACTTCTTGTGTGGTAATAAATCAAAACAAAAATACCATGAATCATAAAAACTAATTAATATGTTCAGTCCATCAAAGGATACTTATGTAGCAGAATTACATACATGTCTGTGAATATCACGAACTAAATCAGTTAATCGAGAGACTTCAGTAGCATGGAGCTGGGCGTTTTTGGCAACTCGAACTGTATTATCACCAGAACCAGTGGCTCCACGAGAAGCAATATCGGCTTGAATTGTATGATGTCGAGCCCGCTCAGTTTTTTGAATGGCATCATTGACAAAGGATTGATGAACACGAGAATCGGTGGCAATAACGTAACAATCACGAGTTTCTTGGACAGATCGAATAGCTTTTTTCCAATGTTAAGAGTTCACTTGATTATATTGATTTGTTTTCCATTTTGAATTATCTCTAATATTTGAATTTTATTATTGTTTTGTCTTTCGCCAAATGCTCGTGACATTCCATTGTCAATTTTCCATAATTTTTTATTACATGTTCCATTGATTCCATTTTGTGGAGTATGTCCCACTACTATTCCACCATTACAATTATCTAATCTCAAAGTTGCCATAGTATCATTTACCAAATCACATCTCGGAACATTTGATGATAACAAACGTGTCCAAAATATTCCTCTTTCGCCCAACAATAATGATGATTCATCATGTGTCAAATTATCAATGTTTTTGTTTCCAAGCAGAATATTTTTAACCAATATGTTTATATGGGCTATTGAAAATTTATTGACATGTTCTGGTAATATTCCACCATGAACAAATATCCAATCTCCTATTTGAATAATTCCATAAGTGTGACAAGCTATTTGCTTGGCCAATTTACCACCTGGTTTAAATAATCTTTTTCGAAAAGAATTTCCACCAAAACCTTTTAGTGTGTTTGATGTGGTATACCTAAAATCTCCCAACACATTCATGATTTCATGATTTCCCAAAACAGAATAAACAGCACCATTTTTTCTGAGAGCCATTTTATGGATTTCTTCCATGTATTGAATTATATCTAATTCCTCTCTGTTATTGTTTGTATCTATGTTAAATCCTCTTCCCCCTCTGTCTAAAATATCTCCTAATTGAACAACTATGGTATTTCCGCCTATCCAGTTACCTTTGATATTAATACATTTTGCTTTGAACAAAGCTATCAATAAAACATCAAAATCACCATGAATATCTCCTATTGCTATTATTCTATTTGTTGATTTAAAAATCCCATTATTAGTGGAACATTTATTTCCTATATTTATATTACTAATATATTGTTTTAATGGCTTAAAAATTTTTGGACTAATTTTAAATTTCATTAATATTTACTAAGAAAATTTAATTGTTGTTGGAATAGATCAAAATGTCCAATCAAACAAACATGTTTGATCAAACAAATTATATTAATCAAATTACACAAGAAACATTTTGTTATTTGGGTGGCATTATTTCCATTGTTAAAGTTACGCCACAAATCATAAAATTTTTTAAGACCAAATCTGCCAAAGATTTATCAATAATATTTATTATGTTAGGAATTTGTGGAGGTATATTTTTATTAATTTATGAACCAATGTTAAGCAATATTCCAATAATTTTACAAAGTTTGGTTATTCTTGTCATAACTATTTTGGTATAAAATATATTTTGATTGTATCATTTGATGAACTTTAGTACGTTCATATAATGGTTCTAATTAATATTTGTTGAAAAATATATTTGTTTGGGCTTCGGCTTCTTGTATGATCATAAATCAAAATAAATATATTTTAATAATTCAGTTCATTAAAAGATAAATTCAAAAAAATCAAGAAATTCGAGAAAATTGGGAAATTTAAGAAAATTCAGTACGAATTTGTAAAATTCTAATTCACAAAAAATAAAAATTAAAAAAATAATTATCATGATTTGTGTTGATCCATTCTATATGTTGAATTGGTGTTGTTTACCAGAATTATAATAACAAGAGTTACAAAAAACACAATAAGTAAAATTTTGAATATAAACAAATCATGTATTTATTAAAAAATGAAAATTTTTCTTGAAGGAAATATAGGTTCTGGAAAAACAACATTAATTAATTATCTTAAAAAAGAATCAAAAATTCTTATTTTGGATGAACCAGTCAATGATTGGATTGATTTGGTTGATAAAAAAAAAAAAAATATTTTAGAATATTTTTATGAAGATACTAAAAGATGGAGCTATACTTTTCAAATGAATGCTTTTATTACCAGAGCTCAAATAATAAATAAAAACAGAGATAAAGATTTTATAATGGAAAGATCAGTAAATTCTGACAAATATTGTTTTGCCAAAAACTGTTACAAAAATAATTTTTTGAATGAAATCGAATGGAAATTGTACAACAATTGGCATGATTGGTTAACAAAATCACAAGATTTAAAAAGTGATGCTTATATTTATCTCAGAACTAGTCCAAAAATAGCACATGAAAGATTAAAATCCAGGAATAGAAAAGAAGAGATTAAAATATCTATTGAATATATCGAAGAAATTCATCAAAGACATGAAGAATGGTTGTACAAAAGAAATGAAAATATATTAGTTTTGGATGGAAATATTAAAAACAATGTTGAAAGATTGGAAAATTTTAAAGAACAAATTGAAAAATTTATCAAAAAACTAAGACAAAAACAAAATTTAGATAATTAAACTTAAAATAAATCAATCATTTTAGTCAATGACTTTTAAATTGACAAAGGTTTTAAATTTTCAAGATATTGATCGAAATTTCTTCCAAAAGTCAATTGAGTTAAATTATCCAATCTTCATGAATTATCAATATGTTAATTAAGCTAAAATCCAAAAGTCAAATATTTGTTAAATCATCAATAGTTTGTTAAATGATTATGATCCTGTCGAACTATAAATAGGTCGATTAAAATTTATCCAAAAGTTAAATATATTTTGATGAACTTAAAAATTATGAATTAAAACCCATGAACAGTTTATTAAATGATAATTAAGATTTTCTAATATTAGTGATTGGATTTTAGTTGTTTTTATTTTACAAAATGTTTATTTTTAATCTTCATTGGTGTTAAGTTGAAGATTCTGTCCTAAAATATTAAAATTTTAATGTTATTGATTAAATTTTAAAAACAATTTTTGGATCTTTGAATGAATCGACCAAATTGTTTTTATGACCATAAAACCTAAATAAATATTCATAAAATAATCTGTCATTAAATGAATTGCTTGGGTTTTAATTCACATTCGCTGAAATTTTGGCTTTTATGGTCATAAATCAACACAAAAATATTTTGAATATTCAGTTCATAAAGGGTAAGGATAATCAATTTTAGGATTTAAAAACTAATTAAATTTTTATTATTAAATGACATCTGGTAAAATAATATTAGAGGATGGAACTGAAATAACAGGAAAATCCTTTGGTTTTGAAAAATCAGTTGCCGGTGAAATAGTATTTAACACTGGAATGGTTGGATATTGCAAAATTTTAACTGATCCTAGTTATTATGGTCAAATATTGGTATTAACATTTCCAATGATAGGTATTTATGGTGTTCCCAAAAATACAACGGATATTAATGGATTTTCAAAAATATTTGAATCAAATAAAATTCATATCAAAGGTTTGATAATATCAGATTATTCTGATAATTTTGACCACTATCGCTCTGTTTTGTCATTGGGAAAATGGTTAAAAAAAAACAAAATACCTGGTATTTATTCAATAGATACCAGACAACTCACAAAAAAAATAAGAAATAAAGGTTTAATGCTTTGTAAAATGAAATTCAAAGAAACGATAGATTTCTGGGATCCAAACAAAGAAAATCTAACCAAATGTGTTTGTGATAAAAATTCTAAATGCATCATTAAAAATAAAAATTTCCCTAATATTCTTGTGATTGATTGTGGAATAAAAAATAGCATACTACACATTTTATCAAAATATGATGTAAATCTAATTAAAATACCTTGGAATAATGATTTTACAAAAAATTTATCTAACATAAATGCTATATTTATATCAAATGGACCAGGCAATCCAGAATATTTACAATCTACAATAAATAATGTTAGAAAAATATTAAATAAAAATATTCCAATATTTGGAATATGTTTGGGACATCAGATTTTGGCATTGGCCGCAGGTTGTAAAACCTACAAAATGAAATTTGGAAATCGAGGTATGAATCAACCAGTAATTGATACAAGAACACGAAAATGTTATATAACTTCTCAAAATCATAATTATGCTGTGGATAGTTCCTCATTACCAAGCAATTGGATGCCTTTATTTATCAATGCAAATGATGATAGTAATGAGGGTATAATTCATAAACATAAACCTTTTTTTTCGGTTCAGTTTCACCCGGAAGGGAATGGTGGTCCAATGGACACAAGTTTTTTATTTGATACTTTTATATCTTTGCTCAAAAATAATAAATTCCCAATCGAAGTTACAAAAATAAATAAAAAACCAAATATAAGAAAAGTTTTGCTTTTAGGTTCTGGTGGGATATCAATTGGACAAGCTGGTGAGTTTGATTATTCTGGTTCACAATGTATTAAAGCATTAAAAGAAGAAAATATAGAAATTATATTAGTTAATCCAAATATAGCAACAATTCAAACATCAAAAAATATGGCTGATAAAACATATTTTGTTCCAGTCATTGAAAAAACAATAGAAAAAATAATAATCAAGGAAAAACCAGATGGTATATTGTTACAATTTGGAGGTCAAACTGCCCTTAATTGTGGTGTTAAACTTTATGAGTCTGGAATTTTAAATAAATATAACATAACTATTTTGGGAACTCAAATAGAATCTATAATACATACTGAAGATAGAGAAATATTCAATAATAAGTTAGCAAACATTAATGAACCTTTCATAGAAACACACATAGCAAAAGATATAAAAGATGCTAAAATACATGCTAAAAATATTGGTTTTCCTGTGTTGGTTAGATCAAATTATAGTTTGGGTGGATTAGGTTCTGGTTTTTCCAAAAATAATAAAGAGTTAGAAGAATTAGCAAAAACTACATTTTCACAATGTGGTTCCATTACGATTAGTAAATCACTGTATGGTTGGAAAGAGGTGGAATACGAAGTGGTCAGAGACATAGATGATAATTGTATTTCTGTGTGTAATATGGAAAATATAGATCCTGTGGGAATTCACACTGGAGATTCCATAGTGGTTTCACCATCCCTAACACTAAACAATAAAGAATATTTTATGTTAAGACAAGTATCAATAAAAATAGCCAGATATTTAAATATATTGGGTGAATGTAATGTCCAATTTGCGTTGGACCCAAATTCTGAAAAATATTATGTGATTGAAGTAAATGCCAGATTGTCTCGTTCAAGTGCATTGGCATCGAAAGCAACTGGATACCCATTGGCTTATATTGCTGCAAAATTATCTTTGGGAAAATCTCTTATAGAAATTAAAAATACAATCACTAAATCTACAACAGCATGTTTTGAACCAAGTTTAGATTATTGTATCATTAAATTTCCTAAATGGGATAATCAAAAATTCACCAACACTTCTCACACTATTGGTTCATGTATGAAATCAACAGGAGAAGTAATGGCCATCGGACGTACTTTTGAAGAATGTTTCATGAAAGGATTACACATGATGGATGATAATTTCATTAGTTTTGGACATCTTAGAAAAAAACTAAAAATACTTAATAATGAAGAACTGATAGATTGTTTGACTTGTCCTAATGATAGAAGAATTTATCATGTTTTCGAGGCATTCATGAGACAAATATCCATTGAAGATATTCATAAATATACCAAAATAAATAAATGGTTTTTAGAAAAATTTAAAAAGTTAGTTATGTTAGAGATGTTTTTGAGGGAATCTAACTCTCATTTATCCTATAATATTATATCATTAAAAGAAAATGGATTTTCTGATAAACATGTGGCTGATTGTATCAAACACACCACCGAAAGTTTGGTGAGAGAATTTAGAACAACATATAATATTATTCCATTTGTAAAACAGATAGATACTTTATCGGCTGAGTTTCCTGCTAAAACGAATTACCTTTATATCACTTATAATGGAAAAGAAAATGATGTTCAATTTGATGAAAAAGGTATAATAGTTTTAGGATGTGGAGCATACAGAATAGGTTCTTCAGTGGAATTTGATTGGTGTGCTGTATCTTGTAATGAAACCCTACGAAAAAATGGAAAGAAAACTATCATGATTAATTATAATCCAGAAACAGTATCTACAGATTATGATGAAAGTGATAGATTATATTTTGAAGAACTAAGTTTGGAAAGAGTTTTGGATATTTATCAAATAGAGAAAAGTGAAGGAATTATAGTATCAATGGGTGGACAAATACCCAATAAACTTGTTATGCCATTATTTAATAATGGAGTCAAAATTTTAGGAACTCATCCAGAGAATATAGATAAGGCTGAAAATAGATATGAATTTTCAAAAATGTTAGATAAATTAAATGTTAAACAACCCAAATGGTGTGAATTTATTGATCTTAATGATGCATTTATCTTTTCAAAGAAAATAGGTTTCCCAATTATTATTCGACCATCTTATGTGTTGAGTGGTTCTGCTATGATAGTTGCTTATGATTCAAAAGATTTGGAAAATTATTTAAAAAGTTTGGACAAAGAAACTATGAAATTTCCAATTGTTATTTCCAAATTTATTGAAGGTTCCAGAGAAATTGAAATGGATGGTGTAGCATCCGATGGAAAATTGCTCAATTATGCTATTTCTGAACATGTTGAAAATGCAGGAGTTCATTCTGGTGATGCCACTTTAATTCTACCACCACAAACACTCTATATAGAAACAATGAAAAAAATAAGAAAAATTACTACTAAAATAGTCAAATCATTAAATATTACAGGACCATTTAATATTCAATATTTGGCCAAAAATAATGATATTAAAGTTATTGAATGTAATTTGAGAGCATCCAGATCATTTCCTTTTGCTTCAAAAACTCTAAATATAAATCTTATAGAATTAGCAACAAGAACTATGATAGAAAACAATGTTAAACCATTAAGCATGAGTATTTATGAAAAAGACTATGTTTGTATAAAATGTCCTATATTCTCTTTCAAAAGATTAAAAGGTGTTGATCCTGTCCTTAATGTCGAAATGACTTCTACCGGAGAAGTGGCTTGTTTTGGGAATGATAAATATGATGCATATCTAAAATCTATAATTAGTTCAGATAACAGCTATATCAAATTTATTAAAAAAATAATGATTACATTTGATTCAACACAAAATATGAAAGAAATTTATCATCTTTCCATGTTGCTCAGAAATATCAATATTGATATTTATTCTACCAAAGACACACATGATTTTTTGACCAATTATGGAATTAAAAGTAATCTTGTTACAAAACCACTGGAACATATTAAAAATGGATTGATTGATTTGGTAATTAACATACCAAGCAAAAATAGAAAAAAAAATGATATTAATTATAATATTAGAAGAAATTCAATAGATTGTTCCACACCACTCATCACAAATATTAAAATAGCTATTTTATTTATTACTTCTATTAATCGTTGTAAATTTAAAAATTTAGAAATTAAAAGTTGGCAAGAATACACACACAATTAATTATTGGTTTGGTTGTCAAATCAAATATCAAACTTATTTGAAAAATCGCAAAATCGCAAAATCGCAAAATCGCAAAATTTGATTTTAATATCATTTTATTTTTTTTGACAAATTACATGTCGTTGGAGAACACAACAAGAATTGTTGAAAACTCAAATGAAATGTCGGATGGTGTTATAGCTATAATGGTAGTTGTGATTTTTTTACTAATAGTACTTGTTTTGCTTTGTTGCAAAGGTTTTTTTGACTCAGAATTGTGTTGTTTTGAATATGACAAACTTTCAAGAAAATTTTATTGTTTATGTGGATGCGTCAAACGAAAAAAAACTCACCCGATCAAAGTAACTCCAATAGATATTACACCGACCAACATTTAAAATCAATCTCGATCTCAATCTCAATCTCAATCTGAACCTGAGCCTGGATCTTAAAAAAATATGGGAAATGTTGTTCTAAATAATTCTTTCTACATGAAATGTTTACCAATTTTCATCATTGAACATTTCAAGTCTTACTTCATTACCATAAATTTCTAGTCCACTAATCTCAATTTTATTAGTTTTTTTTTGTAAATCTCTAAATCTACTTTTGGCAATATTTTTGAATTTTCTGGTCTCCACCACTGAATCATAATGAAATTTCAAATCACAAAGATCTGATTCATGAAAAATATTGTTGATAGAACATTTAGAAGATATGTTCCATCCACTAATATCATGTGTAAAAGAACTTTTGTCAAACATGAAATTCATACATCGAACAAAAGAAACATCCCATTTTTTTATGTTTTGGTTAAATTTGCTGTTTTGGAACATATGAGACATGCTGACAACATTAGAAACATTCCATTTTCCAATATCACCATTAAATTTGCTGTTTTGAAACATGTGAGACATATCCGAAACATTAGGTGTGTTCCAACCACTTATATCTCCATTAAAATTACTTTTTAAAAACATATAAGACATGTTTTTGACTTTAGATATGTTCCAATCACTAATAACCTTATCAAAACACTGTTACTAAACATGTACTCCATGTGTTTGATATTATGAACATCCCATTTCATTATGTTACCATCAAATTTGCTTTTGTGAAACATACAATTCATATCAGTTACATTTGACGTGTTCCAATTACTTATGACACCATCAAAAATACTGGTTTCAAATAAATGACTCATATCTTTAACATTGAATACATCCCATTCGCTCAAATTGCCATTAAATTTGCTTTGAGAAAACATACCTTCCATATTTGTTACTTTAGAGATATTCCATTTGCTTATGTCACAATTAAAAACAGATCCACGAAACATTTGTGTCATGTGTGACACATTTGAAACATTCCAATTACCTATATCGCTGTTAAATTTGCTGTTTTGGAACATGCCATTCAAATTGATCACCTGAGACACATTCCATCCACCAATATCACCGTCAAAATTACTGTTCATGAACATTTCATCCATATTAACCACTTTAGATACATCCCATTTGCTAATATCACCTTGAAACTTAGAATTTTTGAACATACAACTCATTTGAGTTACATTAGAAGTATTCCATTTTCCAATATTACCTTTGAAATTTTGATCACAAAATAAGTTTGACATATATGTCACTTGAGAAGTGTCCCACAAATGAATGGGTCCATATTGAATTAAAGTTTGATTTGAATTTTCACACCATTTTTTCACTATTTCATGCAAAGTTAAATCAGTTTTTTGTAGTTTTTTTTTGATCCAATGTAAATTTAGTAGTCTATTACTTAATTTTCTACTGACAAATAACATGATAAATGGATTTTGAATATACCTTATAATTTTAGAAAACACAAGATCTATTTCATTATTACAAATCTCAAATTTAACAACGTTTTTTTCTACATTTTGGATCCATGGTAAATGTTTGTTTCTTTTTATCATGTGGTATTATAGATAAAACGCATTTTGATTTAATCCCATAAATAGAGTTAGTACATCCTTTTTCTCTGTTCCCACCAGTTTGTTTTTTGGTGGTTTGTTTTTTGGTGGTTTGTTTTTTGGTGGTTTGTTTTTTGGTGGTTTGTTTTTTGGTGGTTTGTTTTTTGGTGGTTTGTTTATCACTACACCTCGCTCTAAAATGTTCATAACGTTCTCTTACCTGGCAATATGTCAATAAAGTTTTTTTTCCTAACATTCTGTTTACTTCTCTGTGCAAATTATAAATCCATTTTGAAAGTGTGTTTCTATTCCTGAATATTTTATATGAAAATTTTAATTTTTTCATATTTTTTGGAAGATTAATTCTACAATATCTACAAGGCAATACATCTTGTAGTGAATAAATAAAATTTGCATAATTTTTTTTGTCTTCTTTTGTTGGATTAATAGGATAATTAAAACTTATACAATGTAAGACATGCCACAAACTTGGACCCCACACACTTGTCAACATTCCATTTTCATTTTCAAAATCTTTTTTTCTAAAAACTTTTTTCATAATATTAATAGTTATTTTTTTCACATCATCAAATTTCAAAAAAAAATTATTTTTAAATGTCATATTTTCTGGACATATCAATTCATTTACAATATTTAGTACAATCAAACATCCACGTTTTTTTTTTTGTACATTTAATTTTTTTAAGAATATAATTTAAATCATCAAAAGCAACTAAATTCATAAGTTTTTCAGTGGAAATATGAATAATATCATCAATAAAAGTTTCAAGAAATTTTCTATGTGTTTTGATTTTTGAGAATCTGTTTTTAAAATTTTTGATTTTGGACCAAATGGTTCTGCGATACAGTTTGTCACAAGTACATGATTTTTCGAAATCGAAATGAGTAAAAGTTAGATATCCTTTTTCAAAAAGTAACCACAGAATAGCTCTTTTTGCCATTTCTTCTGTTTCATGAAGACCACCAAAAAACAATATTTTTGGATGAATGTCAATACCCAAAACAAGAGCAATCCATTTTTCATTGTTAGATTCAGTGTGTTTGGTTAATTCCATAATGGAGATAAATTTAATAATTTGACATATTCAAAAATCATATTTTAATTAATCATTTAAAAACTAATTGATTCAATTAGTTTTTCAACAGGAACATGAACAGATGGAACTATCTTTCTAAAATGTACCCTCATTTCATGACTATATCAATTCTAAAAGGTTATCAAACACAATCTGATATCCCAACACAATATTTTAAAAAAAATTAATTTTTTAATTTTTAAGAGCCAAACTAGTTGGGCTTTTACGGTTATAGATTTCAAAAAATCATAAACTTGAAGTTTATTTGTGTGGGATAGTCATATCCATCAAAATCATCAAATCCCAAGCACAAATCCTTTTGAGCCCACAATTTTTTTAACACAACAATTTATGTTTTCCTGACAAATTTTTTCGGTTATTTCTTTGACAGAAACACACACAATATCATCAATGAAAATATCAAACAAATCTTTTGGTGTTTCAACATCATTAATTTTCTCTTCAAAATTTGGGATTTTTGACAAAAATTCTACTTGTCTCATTTCATAAACATATTCTTTGTCTTCATCGAATTCATAGCAAAAGAAACCAAAAAGCCTTTCTTTAAAAAGTGTTTTCAAAAGACTCCTTTTTGCCATTTCTTTTGTTTTGTGGAAACCACCACAAAAATGAACCTTAGGTTCATATGTCAAACGAGAATCCAAAACAAGAGCAACCCATTTATCTCCATCAGTTTCGGTGGATTTGATGTGTTTGGTGGCTTTCATGATTTTCAGGTGTAAATCAATCATTTTGAAAAACAAAATCAAATTTTTTTTCTAACTATAAATGGAACTATCTATTTAAAATTATGTGCCAGGTGCTGGAGGTTGAGAGCATTATATTCTGTTTTTCATTCATATCCTTTGATAGACTGAATTATTGAAATATATTTTTGTTTTGATTTATGACCACACAAGAAGCCAAAATATATTTTTCGACAAATATTAATTGAATATACTTAAGGTCCATTAAAAGATAATCAACAAACAACATAAATACAATCCGCATTTGGGCAAAGGTAACACAGGGTGGAACAGAAATCAATATATGATACCAAATCTAATATCCAATAAAAAATATTTTTAATGAATAATAGTTTAATTTAACTTTTAGTCATAAATGGATCATCCAAATGAAAATGAAAATGAAAATGAAAATGAAAATGAAAATGAAAATGAAAATGAAAATGAAAATGAAAATGAAAATGAAGATGAAAATGAAAATGAAAATGAAAATGAAAATGAAAATGAAAATGAAAATGAAAATGAAAATGAAAATGTTTTGGTCCACAAAATAAAATTTGAGTAATTTATTTAAAAATTAACACAACATGAATATAAATGTTGGAAAATTTATATGATAAATTTTTATTAACTATTGATGGTGATTTAGACGATGATTCTAAAAAAATTACAATGACACCATCAAAAATTATTAAAAAACTAAAAAATCATCAAAAAACATCAGTTAAAAAAATGATTGAGATAGAAAATTCCATATTGACTGAACACAAAATCAAATTAGGAAATAATTCATTTATGTCAACTAATATTGGCATACTTGCTGATAAAGTTGGTTCTGGAAAATCTTTGACAATGTTATCTATGATAGCTACAAATATATATCTTGAAAATAACCCAATCATGGAAAAAGATCAACAAACTTTTGTAAAAATTTATAAAAAATATATTAACAAATTTTATATCAAAACAAATATTATTGTGGTTCCTCACAATATTTTGAATCAATGGGAACAATACATTAATGATGATACTAACCTAACATTTTACATAGTAAAAAATAAAAAAAATTTTAAACCTTTGAATTTTTATGATAATATTAATATATGTCTAATTAGTTCAACACAATATAACAAATTTATTGATAATTATGAAAATATTGATAAATATATTTTTTCCAGAATAATTTATGATGAAGCAGACACTATTAATTTGCCAAATTGTAAAAATCTAAATTCTCAATTTTATTGGTTCATTTCTTCTTCATTTGAGAGTTTACTATTTCCATCAGGAGAATTTTATATTAAATCTACAGATAAAAACATATCAAATTATTGTAGTATTCCTTCATTCATGGGATATAGGAAAGCCTTTGTAAGTGGAATCAAAAATAAAGGATTTATCAGAGATGTATTTGTGGGTTTAGATACTTTTGATTGTATCCATGGTTTGATCGTGAAATGTAAAAATTCATACATAGAAAAATCATTTATGATTCCTTGTGCCAAAAAAATTATTATTCATTGTAAAATGAATGTCAAAAACAACATTATTTTTAATCATGTTTCAAGTGATATTATGGAGATGATAAATGCTGATAATTATGATGGAATAATAGAAAAATTTAATTTGAAAAAAAATACTGGTGTAAACCTAATAAAAATAATCAGTGATGATATCAGAAATAATATCCATAATAAAAAAAAAAAAATAGAATATTTATTACTGATCAATATTAATGAGAACATAAGAAAATTAAGAATTCAAAAAGAAAAAAATAGCATTAAATTGTTGAAAGAAAGACTAAATGAAATAAATTTTAAAATAAAAAATTATAATAATGAATTATGTCCTATTTGTTATGATGTATTTTTAGAACCCATAGCCATCACCAATTGTTGTAAAAATATGTTTTGTTTGAAATGTTTGACAAAATATATTTGTATTTCTCAAAATAAATCATGTCCTTTATGTAGAAATAAATTAGAAAATAATAATAGTTTTACTGTAATAGACAACAAATGTTCTAAAAATATATCTGAATTAAAATTAAAAATAGAAATTTTATTGGACATATTAAAAAAAAATGGAAAATTCATTATTTTTTCTGCTTTTGAAAACACATTTTCCACAATTGAAAAAAAACTAAAAAAACATGGTATAAGTTACTCAAAAATATCTGGAAATATTTATGTTATTTCTAATATTATAAAAAGATATAGAAATGGAGATATTAAAGTGTTATTAATGAATTCCCAATCTTATGGAACTGGAATGAATTTGGAAATGACTACAGATATTATAATATATCATAAAATGAAACTAAATATTGAAAGACAATTGATAGGAAGAGCACAAAGAATTGGTAGAAACACACAACTAAATATTCATTATTTGTGTTATGAAAATGAACTATCAAGCAATGGTTGATGGTCAAGTTATTGGTTAAAACAATTAAATTGAACAAGGGTTTGGCCAGTTATAGTTACATCATTGGCCAAAAAAAAAACAGGTTTTTTAATGAACCTTGATAAATATACACCATGGTTTTAATTTATATTTGTTAAAACTTTAATTCATGTTTTATGATTTATAACCATAAAACCCAAAATTTTTTCATGATTTTTTTTGATTTATCATTTGATGGACCTTTAGTATATTCAATTAATATTTGTCGAAAAATATATTTTGGCTTCTTGTGTGGTCATAAATCAAAACAAAAATATATTTTAATAAATATGTTCAGTTCATCAAATGATAAACTAAATGTTTTTAATTCATGTTTTTTTATTCATGTTTTTTGATGACAACAACTTCATTTATTAGTGATAACCAAGCCCCCAAAACCAATCAAATACAAGTATGAAAAATCCATTAAATTTTGGTGCCATATTTTTATCCTCACAAAAATTCAAAAATTCAGTGTCCGTATTTTCTGGAATAGAATCTGTTAGGTGAAGAAATTCCACAATCATTTAAAAATCATATTTTTTATTTATGGACAAGTTTTTAATTAAATTAATAATAATTTTATGAAAAATTTGAATATTCAAAGACAAAGAAAATTATTAAAAATGTCAAAAAACACAAAAACAAGTCACACACCACAAAAAGTAATTTTTGTATGTGATGGAACAAGTTCTATGGGTTCATATTTTTTATCTTTGGGACAAGCATTTCCACAAATAGTTACAATGTTAAAATCAGTGTTTGGAAATAAAATTAATGTTGGATTTGCCGTTTATCATGACTTTGACATCAATTCTCCACGCAGATATATTGGAGGATTTGCTTGTGATTTTAATGGAACAGTAAGTTCTTGTGAACATTTCATCAAAACTTATTTGTCAAAAGTATCTGGTGGTTCAAGTTTCCCAGAAGCTCAACGAACCGCTTTTAACATGCTATTAAACACTAATGATTTATTTGATATTCCAACACTCATTATTCATTGTACTGATGCTCCACCCCATGGTTTTACACAATTAGGAAACAATGAAGAAATATTAGAAACAAAATATTTGAAAATCAGAGAAATGGAGTTAAATTGGTGGGTTATAACAACAAAGTTAAATTCTTTGAAAAATGTACAAATAGTTACATTATCTAATAATCGTACATTAAAACAAATATATTTTCCATTGGGAGGATTTTTATATTTAGGTGATTTTCCGACAATATCCAATATAACAGAAACAATAATTAAATTAATATTTAATTTTTATGGTGAAGGTGAAGAATTCACATATGGTTATAAATATTTTGGAAAACATATCAAAAGAATAGGAAAAGGTTTTGATTTAAAAAAAATCCGTAAAGATGAGACAAAATATCAACAAATATTGGAAGCGTTCGAATTATTGTTAAAAACTCAAAAAGGTGCTTTGTCACTCACAACATATCCTTTTTTCGGAAAATTGTGGCGGTTGATCTGTGGTAAAATATCAAAATTCAATAATGATTATAGTGAAAGATCTGAAATATTAAAAAAAAAAATATCTTTGTATTCTCAAGCAGATAGCAAAATCAAACAATGGATCAAAAATTCATATGATTCCACAGAAGAATTGTTACATTTATTTGAACCCCGTTGGAAAATTGGTGGTTATCAATATGTAATCCAATCAAAAACAGACATAACTCGAGAACAATTGATGGATTTATTAAGATCTGTAAACCAATATAATTTTCATTCAATAATGACTTTTTTGGCCAAAATAGAAATTATTCCAATAACAGAACCATTTGGTGACTTTTTGCCAAAAGGTGTCCCAATTGATTTATCTGTTGATAAAATTTTCAGATGTGTTTCTCACCTTATTTTTCCAGGAACTATGTTAAAACAAAGAGGTTCTTTGATATTAGCGTCTCTATGTCTTGGAATAGCCCCATTATCTGATAAAGCCAAAGATTATTTGATATTAAAAAAAGGAAAATGGATTAATTTTGTGGGTAAAATTAACCAAACTCCATCTGTTCCTGAAAATTGGAGCTATGGATTCATGACAAATATAATGTCTCAACTTGTGTCAAGAATCAAAGATAACAACGATTTTTTAACCAACAAAGAATTAGAAATTTATCATAAATGTACCAAACTTATCCATATTAACAGACAATGGTTCAATATAAAAAAACTCGCGAAAATAAATATCAAAACATACTCAAAAACAAGTTCTTTCGAACGTGTTCCAGACTATAAGTTATTTTGTGAGGGTTGTAATCAATATCGTTCAAAAACAATCATGGCAACACAAAAACAATGTGGAATTTGTTATGACTCAACCAATAATGAATATTTGAAATATCCAGATTTAGAAATGACAACATCTTTTATGGTTTGTTGTGGTGAATGTAACAGTCATTATGCTATTTATGATCCAGAATGTTTGGATTTGATCAATCCAAAATGTTATTTTTGTAGATTACAAACCAAAATTAAACAAATGAAATGTTCTGTTTGTAAAAGGAAATATGTCAATTCTTTACATGTCGAGAAAAAAAAAGATTGGATGTGTGCTGTTTGTGATTATAACAAAATTTACAACAAAAAAAATGGTTTTAGTGAAATCAAAATAACAACTATAAAATTAATCAATGGTAATCCATTTTTATTAAAATTAATAGGTATAAAAGACTTGAACATTTTAAAAAAAATAACTAATTTAAATTTGTTCAGAGATTACAAAACACTGATAATTCAGGAACCAAAATCAATTGATGAAATTTCCAATATTGTTCTTTTGGATGGAAGACCAGTTTTAAATGTTAAAGATACATGTTCTCAATTAATGGAATTGTTCAACACTCATTCTGGAAAAGAAACTTGTTATTTGTGTTTTGGAGATTACCATTCTTCTCAAATGACATTTAGTTGTGGTCATTGTTCAAACAGAATTTGTAATGGATGTGCCAAAAGTTGGTACAAACAAACAACATGTGGAAATGTAGTTAATAAAACATGGATTTCATGTCCATTTTGCAAATGTGAGCCAATTTTCAAAATTTGGTCATTAGGAGGTAAATATTTACGCCAATTAAGACACAGACATAAATATGGTTGGGAACCATCCCAATGGCATGCTTGGTGTATCCAATGTAGTACTTTGTGTCCAGCAATGCCAAAAACATGTTCCACTGAAAAACCAGAATTTAACGGAAATTTCAAATGTGAAAAATGTGTGGAAAATTCACTTCCTAGTCTGTTAGATGAAGCAAAAGATTTCACCGCAACCACCAAAAAATGTCCTAATTGTGAAATAACCACACAGCATGCGGGTGGTTGTAACCATATGACTTGTCCATCATGTAACATTCATTGGTGTTGGACATGTTGTGGGATATATTCTGAAGAAAATATTTATGATCACATGGAAATCACTCATGGTGGAATTTATGGTGATGGTGTAAATGCTTATGAATATGAAGAAGAAGATTACATAGTTCTGTGATAATTAAATTTACACCAATGAAGATTTAGTTTAATGGACTATCAGTTATTTTTATTCCACAATAATCTCTTGGATTTTTTTTAAAATCATTTTTATAATAAATTCCTAATTTTACTGCATGTTTTAATAGAAATTTAAAATTCCCCCAAAATTCTGTTGTATGTCCTATTGACATTGTCATAATATGTGCCAACTCATGAATAGCAACAAACATTAAAATATTAAAATTTTCTATGGATTGTTTTTTATCTTTAGACCTGATACAAAATACTATTTTCTCTCCTTTATTCACCGAATAGGAGGTATATTTACTATTTTCTAAACTTTCACTAATATTGTTAGGATCATAATTATTTTTTAATCTTTTTATTTTTTCATTATCTCCTTTTATTTCATCTAAATAATCTATCAGTTCAAGTAATTTTAGGTTTATTTCAGCTAAAATATCAGCAGCTATTTTCTTATTATCCACATTTCTTACTAAATATGTTCTTTTGTCAACAGATGACTTAACATAAGTTGCATTATAATATTTATTTTCAAAATGAATATAAATAGTAAATATTATTATAAATGTTATAAATATACAAACTAAACTATCAGTCATCACTCTAATTTTTAATGAGATATTAATTCTACAACCAATCAATTGAAATCCTTCAATGGACTGAGTTTTGTGATTGTAGAATTTTTATTTCCATTAACCTAATAATATTTTTTTTGAATCAGTTCTGAAAAAGTTTGGTTTTATTTCATGGTTATAAAAAAATCATATAACCCATGAAAACATCACATTTAGTCCAATCGAAAAATTAACTCAATATAATCACATGATTTTGAATTTTCAAATCATGTTCTGTTGAAATTGGGAAAAAAATTATGAAAAAAAAATGCTTTACACCAATGAAGTTTTAAAACGCCGTTTTTTTTATATTGTTGATCAGGGATTGAAGTGTCAAAACATTATCAGTCGTTGGTTATTAAGACAATATAGAATTAACAAACAAAGCAGTTCAACTGCTGTCATTGGCGGTACCTATTTGGATGACGACGGGGTGTTGCTAACCCATTGATTAGTTAATTAAATCAATCCGAACAACCATAATTTACATGTTCTGAAACGGGCAAATTTTGAAGAATGATAATGGCGGTGAAAATCAGCGTTTTAAATCTTCATTGGTGTAAATAAACAATGCCAAAATATTTTTTTGTCAAAGATAAACACATACCATACAATGCTAAAAAAACAAATAATATTTATTATTCTGATTTATTTGAAGCACACATAATTGATTATTATAGAAACAAAAGTTTTCCATTAAATGGTTGGATTAAAGAATGTATTATTTGTGATTCACCAACAGGAAAATTTGTTAAAAAAAATCATTTTTTTGTTAAAAATATTATTATTCCTTTGTGCAAACATTGTCAAAAAAAAAAGTATAAATATAAAATTTATGAATTTTTGGGAAAAATAAAAAAAAAAAATATTATTGTATAATTTTAATTCATGAAATCCTTTTTTCAGGAACTTCAGTTTGTTTGAGGGAAAATTTACCAAGGTTTAATTTAACTTTATTTATAATGCCAAATTTTTCAAATACTTTTACAACAACAATCAACGTTATTATTGACAAAATGATTACCGAAGAAATTTTGAAAAATCTGCTTTTAAAAAATGATTTACATTTTATATTTCTACATTTCATCATTAATTGACGTTTGTTCAAACAATTTCTATTAATTCTCATTGGGAATCTTCTTCTCATTGGAAATCTTCTTCTCATTGGGGATCTTCTTCTCATTGGGGATCTTCTTCTCATTGGGGATCTTCTTCTCATTGGGGATCTTTTTCTCATTGGAGATCTTTTTCTCATTGGAGATCTTTTTCTCATTGGAGATCTTCTTCTCATTGGAGATCTTCTTCTCATTGGAGATCTTCTTCTCATTGGAAATCTTTTTCTCATTGGAAATCTTTTTCTCATTGGAAATCTTTTTCTCATTGAGGATCTTTTTCTCATTGGGGATCTTCTTCTCATTGGGGATCTTTTATTTTTAGATCTATCTCGTAATTTTCTTTTATTTAGCCTTAAATTTTTGTTTCTCAGTTTTCTCAGTCTTCTCAATCTTCTTTTTCTAAGAATGTTTTTTTTTGTTTTGTTCATTAATATTTCAACTTATTTTTTTATTGTTGATTATTTCTAATTATTTCAATTGGAAATCAATTAATAAAATTTATTTTTGAGTTTAAAAATAAAAAATATGACATAAAAATTTTATGTGTTCTAAATACATATGACAATTGTAACAAGATTACAACAAAACAAAATGGATAAGTATGGTTCCAAAATCAAGAATTGGTACATGAACAAGAAAAACTTGACAAAAAATCCTAAAAAAAAAAAACAAATAAATCGTAAAAAAATAATCAATGAAACAGAAATAATAGAAAAATCCGATATAAAAATTAATAATGGTTGGTTTGAATGGTTGTTTGGAACAAATTAAAATATGTTTGGTTGAAGAGTTTTTGTTCCAGCACTTGATAAATATTTTGGTCTTTTTAAAGGAACACGTAATCCACTGACATCTTTTTTATATTGTAAATATTGTTCTATTCCAGTTAAAATTCTTGGAATAACATCTTGAACCACCAGATTATTTAATCTTTTAATTTGTTTTTTAATATTATATTGTAAATTTTTGGAATATTGAAAATAAATAGATCTCATTATTAATTTAAGTTGAATATCAGATTGTCTTCCTATAATATGTTTTTTGTTTGATTGAACATATATTTGATATCTAATTAAATTTTGGATCAAATCAATATTTTCGTTTGAAAAAAAAACTGAATTTAAGTTATTTGATTCATGAATTGTGTGAACTGCTTCATTATTGAAATTACCTTTGTTTTTTTCTTGGTACATTCTAAAAACTTGTTTTCCAGGATAATTTATTATATTTACTCTTCCACTTGAATTGTATTTTTCATATTGTGATATTCTTTTTTTATATCCATCTTCTAATTTTTTATTATTTTGAATGAAATTAGCCATTATGCACTATCATGAGAAATTATTTTGATTTTTCATAATTAAAGCAATTTATTAAAAAACATAATAGTTGAACAATCTGGAATTAACATTAACAAATAAACAAAAAATAAATAAAATATGGTTTTTGAATGAAAAATATTTGGATAATATATGAGTAAATTACCATTCAATAAATATAAATTCGGAAGAAAATATTCAATAAAAGAATTTTTAAACGTGAAAAAAGATAAAATTGAATATTTTCCATCTAAAATTCCAATGCCACCATTTTCTTTTGTACCAAATTTTCCTTTACCAATCATTGAAAAAGAAACATTTAATGCACATTCTAAATTCAAAAAAACATTAAGTACAATTATTTTTATTTTTTTGTTTTGTTGCATAGTTCAATATAAAATAATATGATTACACCCAACCAGAATGACGCAAAACAACCACTCAAATAAATCTTTGAATAGACGGTTTGGGTTTACACCAATGAAGACAAAAAAGGACAAAATTAACTGGGTTTAACCGTTTTAGGGTTTTGTAACACAAAAACGAACGAGTCAAACTGCTGCTTTTCGCTCATTCGTTTTCGTGCTGTAGAAACCTTTGTTTGCTAAATGGCAATATTTATTACAATATCCAGGAAATATTTTGTGTGTCTTAAACTTTGACCAAAAGTACAACACAAAGAACATGTATGAAATCATTGAGTTGAAAAATCAACTTTCATGCCATACTGCTTCCAGTAAAATGAACCATTCTAAAAATTTTTTGTTTTTCCTTTAAATGGACTTTAGTATGTTCACATGATGGTTTCAATTAATATTTGTTGAAAAATATATTTTGGCTTCTTGTTATGGTTATAAATCAAAACAATATTTTAATAATTCAGTCCATTAAATGATACACAATGTCATATTTAAGTGTTTTTATCCCATTTTAAATCTTTATTGGTTTAACTCTTATTTGTTGAAAAAATTATTTGGGTTTTATGGTAATAAATCAAATAAAACACAATGAATATTACAAAACTCTATCAATCTAAGGATAATATTTTATTTATTAAAAATATTTTTACCAAAATATAAATTTTGTTTTGAACTCTCTAATATTTCTTAGTTTTTGTAGTTCCAAAACATCGAGGGATTTGATTGATTTAATTAACAAATGGGTAAATCTTGATATGTATGAATCAAAAAATGTAAGAATAATTGTCAAAATTATATTAATGGTCAATTTTAATACTGAAAAATCATTTTCAAACCAATAATTTATTCCTAATGATAGTCTTAAAACAATCATGCTTATTTGATATGTTAAATAAACATACAGAAATCCTACTATTTTTTTGGAAGCACCAATATATCCAATAATAGAAATTAAGGATGGAATTAAATACCATGGACTGAAAAAAACAAAAAATAAATTAAATAGTGAATCAATCAAAGAAAACCATTTGACACTTTTTGAAATTTTATATGTTTTTAGAATTTTATGGTCAAGTTCATTTTGTTCTGAGTATAATCCTTCTTCCAACATTTGTATTTGTGACATTTCTTCGGAATCTTCCAATCTCATTAAAAATAATGAACATGTAAAGTTTAAGTTCAAATTTCATTTTTATGGACCATGTACATATATTTGCTGAATATTAATTCATATTTATGGTTAACAAATCATTGAAATTAAATATTTCAATATTATTTTGATTAATTCGTGTAATTTTTGATAGACAAAATTATTTATGAAAATTTTTAACCATGAACTAAAACTTTGGGGAAAAACAAAATCTTAATAAATATGTACCATGAATTGTAAAACATTTTACATTTTCAAAAAAATGATTGTTCATTTAAAGATTAACCTTTCAAAAAGAAGTACACACGCGTAAAATGACAAATAAAAAAATAACAGATAAAAATATAATGACTAAAAAAAATAAAGGAAAAAAAGTAATAAAAAAAAAAACAAAAACAACCAAAAAAAAAAAAAAAAAAAAAACAACAAATCTAAAAAATTTTTTTTTCTTTTTTTTTGTCCCCCTAAATTTTTTAAATTAAATCTAAATTTTTTTTTTTTTTTTTTTTAACATTTTTG